ATAATGTTATAATTCCAACTTTAGAAAAAGAAGAAGTTTATTACGATGCCAAACAAACAGAACAATGTATAAAATATGTTGAAAGATGGTTTTACAATTTAGAAATATATCAAAAAGCAATTTATTCATGTGTGTTTATGTATGAAAAAGATAATCACGACATAGTAAAATTTCCTGATATATTTTTGTTGATGGCAAGAGGAAATGGTAAAGATGGATTGGTAATGCCGTTGGCTAACTATTTACAAACTCATTTTTATGGAGTTAAAAATTATCATATTGATATAGTGGCGACATCAGAAGAAACAGCAATTAATTCTTTTAATGTTGTTTATAATATGTTGGAAGAAAACAAGTCAATAATGAAAAAATATTTTTATTGGAATAAAGAAGAAATTATAAATAGAATAACAAAATCAATTTTGAGATATAATACCTCCAATGCAATAACTAAATATGGAAAACAAACAGGAATGATAATATTTAATGAATTGCATACCTATACTGATTACAAACAATTAAATACTTTTACATCAGGATTAGGAAAAATTAAACATGCAAGAACAATTACAATTTCAACTGATGGAGCTGTAAGAGAAGGACCATTAGATGAAAAGAAAGATTTAGCAATGCAAGTTTTGCGTGGCGAACCGAATCATTTAGGGATGTTACCGTTTATTTATAGAGTTAATTCGGAAGATGATATTCACAAACCAATGAAAAAATATTTAGAAACTAACGATAAAAAAGATATAGATATTTCAAGTTGGTGTAAAGCCAATCCGAGTATTAAGTTTATGTCGAGTTTAAGGGAACAAATAATAAGAGATTATATGAAAATGAATATTCAAAAATCATATAAACAGGAGTTTTATCCTCAAAGGATGAACTATCCAATGATACTTGAAGAAGAGGCTGTAACATCTTGGGAAAACTTGTTAAAAGCATCATACAAAGATATTGAAAATAAAATTGAAAGAGATAAACCTGAATTAGATGGAAAAATAGCAGTATGTGGTATGGATATGGCTAGTTTAAATGACTTTGCTTCAGCAGGATTTTTATTCAAAAATGAAAAAGAATATATATGGATACATAAAACATGGATCTGCTCAAATGGCAGATTTTTTAATGACATAAAGTTTCCGTTTCATTTGGCAGGAGAATATGGTTATACTGATTTTGAAGTTGTTAACGAGCCAACAATTCCCGAAAGAGAAATAATTGGTTGGGTAATAGAACAAATGGCAAAATATGATGTTAAGAGAATAAAGATGGATACATATCAATTTAAATTATATAAAAAAACATTTGAAGAATTTGGAGTAACTGTATATGACTCAAAAACCAATCCTTATGGAAAATTGGAAATGATAAGGTATCCTGCAAGTATAGCGGCAATATATGCTCCTAAGATAGAAGTTGAATTTGAAGAAGGAAACATCAATATAGGAAATAGTGCAATAATGAGATGGGCAATTAATAATACAAAAGTAGTAATAAAAAAAGATGGAAATAAATCTTATGAAAAGATTGAGCCAAAATTAAGAAAGAACGATCCATTTATGGCGTTTGTTTGTGCTATGAGTGGGAACGAGTTATTAGATGAAGAAACAATATATGCTTATTATTAGAAAGAGAGATGATTAAAATGGGGTTTTTAAACTTTATAAAATCTAACGAAAAAGAATCAAGTTTTTTAGATTTGATTATAGGCGAAAAAACAAAAGAATTATATATTAAAGATTTGATGATTGAAAAAGCAGTTGATATGATTGCTAAAACAATTTCAAAGAGTGAAATTAAAATATTCAGATATGACAATAAAGAAAAAAAAGTAAAAGAAACAATAGATGATATATATTATCGTTTAAATGTAAGAGTTAATCCAAATGAAGAGGCTTCTTCGTTTTTTTATCGAGTAATTTCTAATTTATTAAAAAGACAAGAAGCATTAATTGTTACTAGCAAAGATGAAAAAGAAAACACTTCTTACTTGTATTTGGCTGATGATTGGAATGAAAGCAAAGATATAATGCGACCTAAAATATATTCAAAGGTTGTTTTGAGCGATTTAAAAGGAAACACTGTAACTTTAGATAAAACATTTAATGCTGATGATGTAATTCATTTAACATTAGGTAATTCCAAAATAAAACAAATAGTAGGTGATTTTTACAAAGATTATGAAAAATTATTAGGTGTTGCTTCAAAAAATTATAAGACAGCAAATACAAGAAAATGGAAATTCACAGTACCCGGAGGACAACCTGCTATAAAAGATGCCAAAACAGGCGAAGTAATAACCTATGATGATTATAAAAAGAAAGTAACAGATGGATTATTAAATGAAGAAGAAGCTATTGTTATGTTATCTGAACATTTTGATTTAACTGAAATCGGAAACGATAAAGAAAAAACATCAGAAGATTATCGAAATATGATAAAAGAATTAGGTAACATTGTTGCAACAGCATTTGGCATTCCACTAGACGTGTTCTGGGGAAGTAAGACCGATAAATCTACAGGAACGGATGATTTTATAACGTTTGCTGTAGCTCCTATTTTAGAGATTGTCGAGGATGGTATGAATGCAAAACTACTTGAAAAAGACAATTATTTAAAAGGAGAACGAATAACGATTGATAAATTCAAAATGAAACATTTTGACATTATGGACGTTGCCAGCAGTCTTGATAAACTGACTGGTATTGGATTTAGCCATAATGACTTACGTGGATTTTTGGGTTTACCAATAATAGATGAAGATTGGGCAAACGGGCATAATCTAACAAAAAATTATGCGAAAGTACAAAATGCGAAAGGAGGCGAATAGATGAATAAAGAAAAATTTGCTTTTCAAAAAGTAGATGAAAACAATACCGAACTATTTATCTATGGTGAAATTCGTAAGAAGGACATCTGGGATGTGCTTTTTGGTGATGATGATACTAGAACAGGAGCATTTGAATTTAAAGACGCATTAGCTCAAGTTGATACTCCCAATTTAACAGTTAGGATTAACTCGATGGGCGGTAGTGTAAGCGAAGGTTTGGCTATTTATAATTTACTTTCTGATTTTAAAGGAAATGTAACTACAATAGTTGATGGATTTGCTTGTTCAGCCGCAAGTGTTGTATTCATGGCAGGTCATAAAAGAATAGTACCTGAAAGTGGATTATTAATGATACATAATGCTTGGGGTTATGCGGAAGGCGATTCAAATGCTATGAAAAAATATGCTGAAGATTTAGAAAAAATAACTCAACCGAGCGTCAATATTTATGTTTCAAAAACCGGACTTTCTGAAGAAAAAGTCAAAGAAATGATGGACAAAGAAACTTGGATTACGTCAGCAGAAGCATTAAAACTAAACTTTGCAACAGCTATTGAAAAAGATGATGCTAACCAATCTTTAGAAAATCATTATTTGTATAAAATGGTGATGAAATTAAAAGAACTTGAAAAAGTTCAAGAGGTGGTTACTCTAACAGAAGAACCAAAAGAACAAGACGCATGGACGTCTTTTTTTAATCCAAAAAATTAGAAAGGAAGAGGAAAATATGAAATTAGAAGGATTAAACATTGAAGAATTAGTGCAATCATTAAATGATGCACCTGCTGAAGAAAAATCAGCAAAAATCATTGAGGCTATTCAATTAGCAGTAAATGAAAGTCAAAAGGAAATTGTAGAAAGGTATCAAAAAGAATTTGCAGAAGTTCAAGCAAACAAAGAAAACTTTGCTAAATATGGTCTTCGTAATTTAAATGCTGAAGAAAAAGCATTTATTGATAAGTTAAAAGACCCTAAACAATTAGCAGTATTTTCAACAAACGATCAAGATGAATTAATTCCTACAAGCATAACAAATTATGTATTTGAAGATTTAAGACAAGAACATCCATTCTTAAAATATGTAAAATTCACACCTGCAGGAGTTAAGAAATGGATTTTAAGTGAAGCAAGTGGAAAAGCAAAATGGGGTAAAATTGATGCTAAAATAGTTGATGAAATAACTGCAGCATTATCAGAAATTGATATGGAAGCTAATAAGTTATCAGCGTTTGCATTTATTCCTAAAGGTATTCTTGATTTAGGATACGAATGGATTGAAAGATATATCCGTGAAGTATTATTAGAAGTTAATGAAGATGGTTTAGAAGAAGGATTTATTACTGGTAATGGTAAAGATGCTCCTATTGGATTACTTAAGAAATTAAGCGGTGCAACTGATGGAGTATATCCTGATAGAAAGGCTGTTGCTATTGAAGATTTTAGTATTAAGTCTTTAGGTACTCATTTCTATACATTAACAAATAACGGAAAGAGAAAAGTAGGTAAAGTGTTAATGTTAGTTAACCCAGCAGATGCTTACACTAAAGTAGCAGAAGCTTCAACTTACTTAAATGCTAGTGGAGAATTCAAAAAAGTATTCCCATTTGCTATTGAAGTTATTGAAAGTGTGCACGTACCAGTAAATAAGGCAATTTTATATATTCCTAACACTTATGTTGGTGGTATTTCAAGAATGGGTATCTCATTCAGCGACCAATACCAATTCCTAGAAGATAATAGAGTTTATAAGATTGTTACTTATGGTAACGGTAGATTAGTTCATGAAAATCAAGCAGTAGTTCTTGATATTACAAATGTTAAACCTATGGCTTTCAATGTAAAAGTAGTTTCTGACGAAGAAATAGGCTCAATGTAATTAGATAAAAAAAGAGGGTTGAAATATACCCTCTTTCTAATTAAAAGAGAGGAGAACTTTATGTACGAAATTATATACAAAGAAAAAAAATATTTCAAAGATTTAGAAGATGGTCATTTGTATAAATTAGGCGACAAATTTCCACACGATGATCGTGAAATAACAGAAAAAAGGATTAAATTTTTAATATCAAAAAAAGTAATTAAAAAAATAGGTTCAGCACTCCAACAACAAGATAAACAAAAACCAAAAAAAACAACAAAGAAGAAAAATTAGGAGGTGTCAATTATGGATGATATCCAGTTAAATAAAGTTTTGGAGGAAATTAAAGCAGAACAACAAATATCTCCATATTTTGATGATAGTGCATTAACAAACTACATCAAAGAAGCAGAATATGACATTAATGATGCGGTTGGTAAAATAGTTGACTATGAAGAAGATTTAGAAGCAAGAAGTCTATTAAAAAATTATGTTTTGTACGCTAACCATAAAAGATTAGCAGAATTTAAAGAGTTGTATCGAGGTGAATATGCCGAACTTCAAATTAAATATAACAGAGATACCGACGTATCTTGATGGCTATTTTAGACTTTTTGAAATAAAACAAAAGGATGGTCATTTTCCAATCGAATATATAGAAGATACTGAAAAAGAGATATGGTTTCAAGAGTTGTCAATTACTGATAGATTAAGATTTGAAGCAGAAGAAAGAAAAAAGGATTTAACTATAAAAATTCGTATTCCGCAAACAAAAGAAATAACATCTTTACACGTTTTGAAAATAGGCGATGAATATCACAAAGTGTTCAATGCTTATCATTTTACTAATAAAGATGGTTTTCCACAAACTGATTTAACTTTAGAAAATTATCCTAATCCAAAATTAGAGGAGATTGATAGTTTATGACAAAAGAAGAATTAGCAACATTGCTTGATGAATTAGAAATTCAAGTTAATGAAGGTATTCAAAGTGATGAGAATACCAGTGTTTATCCCCGAATTGTATATTGGGAATTTGTGTGGGATAGTTTGACAGCAAGTGGCAATGAATACGATACTAAAGTTACTTATCAATTATCTTTTTTTTCAAAAGTTCCACGTGATCCGAAACTTATAGAATTAAAACAAAAATTAAACGAAAAAGGATTGTTCCCAGTTATTCAACACGAATATATACAAGAAGATAAACATTTTCATTCTTATTTAGCAATGGAAGTGTTAGAAAATGTCTAATGATTTTTATGAAGGTTTTGATGAACTTGGTAAAGAATTAGAACTCTATTTAAAAAATGTAGAAAACGTTCAAGATATTTTAGAAGTTGGAGCAAAGGAATTTGTTAACGACTTATTAAAATTACCAAAACCAAAATCAAAAATAAGAAAAAGTGGTTATACTCATTTGGTTGACTCTTTCTCTTATAGAAAAGCAAAAAACAACGAGATTGAAGTTGGTTGGGGTGAATATTATGGACTAATGGTTGAAAAAGGAACAACCAAAATGAGAGCACAACCCCATTTAAAAACAACATGGGAACGAAACAAAAATAAATATTACGAAAAAATGATTAAGAAATTAATTTATTAGAAAGGAATGATTTTATGAAAACAAAAAAACCTTTAATCAAAGAAACAGTTGGAGCTGCTTATTATGCTTTTAATACTCCGACTGAAGGCGGTGAATTTAATCCAGCTACTTATGACGAAATCGTCAAAAGTCCAATTATTAAAAGTATTGGAACAACTGAAAATGCTGAAAGTGCAGTTGTTCGTGCAAGCGGACAAGATTACACTACTTCTTCAAAAATGTCAAGCGTAGAATTAGCTATTGAAGTAGTTGCTTTTCATCCGGACGATTTGGCGAAATTGCGTGGTGAAAAAGTTGACAAGGATGGATTAATATCAAGCGGTAGACCCGCAGACAGACCTTTTGTAGCATTGGGATTCCCAATTCTTAAAAAAGGTGGAGGAACAAAATTTACTTGGTATCCAAAATGCCAATTAGTTGAAAATACAGATGATATCGCTACTTCAGAAGAAAGTTTTAGTGAGCAAAATGATACTTTAACTTTTAGAGCGTATGCTTTTAATGATGATGGTGATATTAAGAATTATGTAGATAGCGAAGCAACAAATTTTCCAGAAGGATTGACTGAGAATTTATTCTTTAGCGAGGTAATCGTAACTAAATCAGATTTAGATGAAGTATTAAATACAGGTTCATTTTAAAAAAAATTAATAGGGGGCTTCAATGCTCCCTTTAATTATTATTTTAAATAAGGAGTGATAATATGACAATCACGTTAAAAAATGGCAAAAACATAGACCTTAATTGGTCTTTTTTAGTACTTGAGTATTTGGAAGAATATGAAGGTGGAATAAAACAACTAAAGAAAGATATAACAGCTCAAAAAAATTTAATGAAAATTCATAATCATTTTTTGTACGCGATAGTTAGAGCAAACTATGATGAAGTTTTGACTTATAGACAAGCAGTAAGTTTAGTTAATTTTAAAGACTCTGAAAAAATAGCTAAATTTATTCAAGATAATTTGGAAGAGTTAGAAGAGTTTAAAAAAAAAGAAGTGAAATCTACTCACCCAACAACGAAGAAGAAAAAATAAATTGGGCTGAAATTAAATATTGTGCTTTACAAATGGGTTTGAGCGAAAGAGAGTTTATGAAAATAAATCCGATCGTATTTTACCAAATGCTTGATTACCATGTAAAGTTGGAAAGGAGTAAGTATCATGCAAAATGAATTAAAAAAAGTGGGCTTAGTTTTTAAAACTGATGGATCTGTTGATTTTGTTAAAACGATGAAAGAAATCAACGGAACTTTAAAAGAAAATTATGAAGACTTCAAATTGGTTCAGGCTCAATGGGACAACTCAACTAAAACCAGTCAAAAATTGGCAGATAAATTGAATTATTTAAATGATGCTTACGATATACAAAAAGATAAAGTAAGACTTTTAAAAACTGAATTAGAAGAATTAGAAAATGCTGAGGAACGAGATGAGGAAGCAATTAGAAAAAAAAGAATTGCTTTAACTCAAGCCGAAACCTCATTACAAAAATATAAAAATCAAATAGAGGATACAAGTAAAAAAATCAAACTTGGAACTGCTGATTTAGAAGACTTTGCTAATAAACTTGATAAAACAGGTGACAAATTAACAGACGCAGGCAAAAAGATGTCTGTATTTAGTGCAGCTTACGCTGGTGCTTTGGGATTAGCAGTAAAAAGTGCAATAGATTTTGAAAGTGCTTTTGCTGGTGTTGAAAAAACAGTTGATGCAACTGAAGAAGAACTTAATGCTCTTAAAAAGGGTATTCGAGATATGGCAAAAGAAATACCAGCAACCACAACTGAAATATCTAAAGTAGCAGAAGCAGCTGGACAATTAGGAATAGAAACAGATAGTATATTGTCATTTACTCGTACAATGATTGATTTAGGTGAAACAACTAATTTATCAGCAGAGGAAGCAGCAACTACTTTAGCAAGATTTGCTAATGTTACAAAAATGAGTCAAAAAGATTTTGATAAATTAGGTGCGACTATTGTTGATTTAGGAAATAATTTTGCTACAACAGAAGCAGAAATAGCACAAATGGGGATGAATTTAGCTTCTGCTGGTACACAAGTAGGAATGAGTCAATCTGATATTATGGCTTTAGCAACGGCTTTAAGTTCGGTTGGCTTAGAAGCGCAAGCCGGTGGAACGGCATTTAGTAAAGTTATGATTGAAATGCAATTAGCAGCAGAAACTGGAAGCGATAAATTAAAAGATTTTGCTAGTGTGGCTGGAATGAG